ATTGATTTTGAAACCTTGGTTCTAATTTTTAATTTTTAATTTTTAATTTTTAATTTTTAATTTCTTACACCTTTTCACATTTCAAATACCGATTATATATAAAATTGAAATAAAATAATTCTATTTTATTATATGAAATAAATAAATCACCAGCATCATAATTAAATATGTTAGAATATAACAAGAAACCATCAAAATCAAAGGAAAAAAATGCGAATGATTATATTGAGGAATTATCAAAAGCAGGGAGAGTATATGATACAATAAATGATAATAAAGCAAAATTTATTAAAATTGATGGAAATCTTCTTACATTTGAAATAGTTAATTTAGATAAACCATTTCAAATAAATGGTAGAGAATTAAAACCAGAATCAAAACCAAAACAACCAGAAACCAATCAAGAAATTGTTGTTAATTTCAACACATTTATATCAAGTATGGAAAAAGGAGATAAATATAATAGCATAAAAAAAAAATAGCCCGACTACCCTCCGGGTGGTCGGCTCCAAAAGCGGGTCAAGAATCATTTCTTTCCTTATTTCTTTTTCAAGGTTCTCCAATAATTTGAAAAGTATGATTCAAAATAATATTTTCTGTTTTCTCTTTTTTATTTATTTTTTATGCCGTGAAAATCGGCGTTTGAAATGTGAAAAGGTGTAAAAATAAAAAATGTCACTTTCCAATCAGTTTAACCAAATGCAGCAAAAGAATTCAACATGGGTTGAGGAAGGTCTTCTTTATTCATGACACTATAATCGGGCACCATCTTGCATTTATAGGGTTGCTCAGGACAACGTTGAGGTGCGGGACAGGGAGCACAAGGTTCTTGTCTAGGAATCATTACGGGACATGTTCCAGGGGAATTACTTGGTGGAACAATATCCGTTTTCAAAATATACAATTCTTCTTGACCAGGAGGAATTTGATTTCTTGAAATACCAGAGGAACTTGTATATCCCGTAATGGGTCCATTGCTTGAAATATTGGATTGCATATTGGATTGCATAGTGGGTTTCATAAGTGGATTGGGCATCATAGATTGATTTAGACCACCTGTTGGCATAGTGGTTTGAGATCCTGATGAGGGGAAAAAGGAATTGAATAAGGATGAGTTAAAAAGAGAATTTGTCGAAGAAGGAGGTGTATTTGTATAAACAAGTGTGGATCCATTAGGTTGTGATAATTGAATAGAATATTGAACATTATTGGTTGATGTGAATTTTGCTGTTCCATTTGGACCGCTAAACATTGCATTAGAAGTAGAAGTAGTATTTGGATTTACATAATAGGAACTAGTTGTTCCATCTGTATTGGTCACTATTAATGAATACGTTCCTCCTACGTTATTGATGACGGCACTAGATCCATTGGGAGCATAAAATGTATTTGTGGGAAAAGATATAGTATTGGATGTAGTTACACTTGTTGATCCTGTTTTTGTGTCTGTTTTTGTTTTTGTGTCTGTGTCTGTTTTTGTTTTTGTGTCTGTGTCTGTTTTTGTATCTGTGCCTGTTTTAGTGTCTGTGCCTGTTTTTGTATCTGTTCCTGTTTTTGTATCTGAACCCGTGCTTGAAGATGGTGATGTAACGTAATAATATATTTTGGCGCTACCTGCAATACTTGTAATAAAATAATTACCATCCAATCCAATATCTATTGTTGCTGTATTTCCACTTCCAGCTGCATCCGTAAAAGTTGCACCATCCAATGTTGACATGCTTGTAGGCGGATTATATGTGATTGTTTTTCCACCACTTGTTATAGTAATCACATAAGATCCGCTTGATTTAGAAACAGATGCTGTGGCTCCTGAACTATCATTGGCATAAAAAGTATTATCTGTAATGTTTGACATTCCTTCTCTCATTGAATTCCAGGACATTCCTAAAATGAAACACAATATAATTCCAAATAACAAAATGGATAAAAAAATTAATGTTTTATTCTTCATAGTATAATGTATAGTGCGAAAAAAATATAGAATGTGTAAAAATTGATTTGTTTTTCTTTTTACAAAAAAAGAATAAAAAGAAAATCATTTCTAATAGAAAGCAATCATGGAACAAAAAATATTATCCAAATATTACTCTGACAATCCAAACATAGTCGAAATTGGTGTAGATGAATCGGGAAGAGGCGTTCTTATGGGACGTGTTTATGTGGGTGCGGTTATATTACCCAAAGACGAGAAAAGCACATTCGACTTTAGCAAAATAAAAGACAGCAAAAAATTTCATTCCAAAAAGAAAATTGCAGAAGTTGCACAATATATCAAAGAAAATGCGATTGCTTGGTCTGTCCAATATGAAGATGAAAAGGTCGTCGATGAAATCAATATACTGCAAGCAACTCAATTATCCATGCATAAATGTATCAAAGAATTGATAAAATCACAGAATTTGACTATTGAAAATACGCTTTTGTTGATTGATGGAAATTATTTCAATCCTCTAATCATTTTCAGTCAAAATCAAAAAATACAGCAAATAGAACATCATTGTATAGTGGGTGGAGACAATCATTATGCAAGTATTGCAGCTGCATCTATTTTGGCAAAAGTGGAACGAGACAACTATATCAAAGAATTGTGTTTATTGCATCCAGAACTAGCAGAAAAATACAACATTTCTTCCAATATGGGATATGGTGCTGCAAAGCATATGAAAGGAATTCGTGAATTTGGTATTACTGAATTTCATCGCAAAACATTTTGCAAAAAAATATTGTCATCAATTTCCATGTCAAAAGAAGAATCCAATGAATCCAATGAATCCAATGAATCCAATGAATCCAATGAATCCAATGAATCCAATGAATCCAAATAAAAAAATTGATTTATAATCCCATTTCAAAATGAAAATAAAATAATAGAAAACAACCAACACCATGCAACAAGTATTTCAAGAAAATATGATCTTTATGATTTTTGATACAGAAACAACTGGATTAATTGATAATAAAATACATCCATCAGAAACAGACAAATATCCTTATATTGTGCAATTGAGTTATGTTATAGTGCAAATTCAAAACAAACAAGTGAAAATCCAAAAAATAGTTAATAATATCATTCGCGTTCCAGATGATATTATTATCAATGACATAGTATTCAACATTCACGGAATATCCAATGAAATTTCCAAAAAAGGAATCTCTATTGATATTGCTTTGACGGAATTTATGCAAGATGCGCAACAAGTAAATTATATGATTGCACATAATGCTTATTTTGATGTAAAGGTTATTCATGCAGAACTCTATAGAATGTTGAAGAAATGCCGTCCATCCAATCGTTCTTCCAAAAAAATAGTAGACTATATCTATTATTTGAAATATACACCCAATATTCATTGCACTATGATGTCCAATGTGAAATTATGCAATAAAAAAAGTATCAATAAATATGGAAATGAATATACAAAATATCCCAAATTGGTTGAATTGCATCAACATTTGTTTCAAAGCATTCCCAAACATCTTCATAATTCATTGAATGATGTTTTTATCTGTATGCGATGTTTTCTCAAATTGCATTACAATATAGATATTTTTGAAGCAAATCAAGACGATAAAACCATTAAAAAAATGAAATCTCTTTTATTAGACTCTTAGACCTTTGTACATTCTTGAAAGTTTCATTGCCATATAATATAGAATAGGAACAAATGCAGTATAAAAACACCATAAAGACCCTACAAAATGTTTAGGATACAAAAAATAGCTACTAATATATGTGAAAACACACATAGATGCTAAAAGAATAGCCATTTTTTTCTCAGGAATTCCCAATAGAGCTAAAAGTACCATACTTAACGTAAAAAAACAGGTATATATTATGGTTGAATTCGGTAAATTATTCCAATTCCATAATAAATGCCGAGTTTTATTGTCCTTTATTGTGCATAATAATTTTTTATTACGTAAAAATTGCATAGAATAAGGTATAATGGCACATAAATATATGATCATAATTCCAAGAATATAAGAAATAGTAGATGATGTCATTTTTTTATTGAAAAATAGAATTGCTATTCCAAAAACAATGGGTTGCAAATGATTGATAATCATGGCAGTAATGGATAAAAAACGATTGTAATTATCACATGTTTGATGTTTCCACAAAAGATATTCAATCAATTGCATAAAGGATACAAAACCAAGAAGAGTTCCAAAAATTTTACTAGTTGTATTACCCAAATAGTATACAAGTATTGAACCAATAAAACCTATCAAAAATGTAATGATACTAATATTGGCTGAATAACACATTCTTATATTAGTTCAACATTATTCCTTTTTGTTGGTATACAAACAAATTGTACCCATAAAAAAATTGAAAGTATTTTATTTTTACAAATACACATACAAAAGTAAAACAAAATTAAATTTCAATATTAAATTCAAGGGTGATCAAATGAATTCTACTCTTGTTTACAAGAATCAACGCGATCAATATTATATTTATGATGATGAACTTTACTGCTTGACCTTTCCTGAAGAGTGGGCTACAAATCATGCACCCAATACAGGTCCAAATGAATGCGATATGTGCAAACATCTTGGATCATGGAATGGAGTATTTATTGGGTACTGCGTAGAATGTGCTGAGGTATACGAATTCAATCGAGGAGTAGGATTCGTAGAAATTGGCAAACAAAATACATATGAACATTATTATATGCAACAAAAGCAACAAAAGAATAAAAAAATACCCACACCCATATCCATAACCATCAATAAAAACACATTTGTAGAAAAAAATGCATTCAATACTTATTTGAAAAACATCAATCCCGATGATGTCGGTGACAAAGAACTTTGTGATTCAGCCATTTTAGTCAACGTAGAATATGATAAACAACAAAAATATCCAACATTGCTTCTTGACAAACAAGAAGAAAAACTCGTATATATTTTACGCCACATTTTGCAAAAAGACTAAACAATGTTTCTTGACAACTCTATGCACTGCAACTTTCGCATATTGTATCCTCTACTTGTTCCATCACATTGGTTGATGTATTTTTTTCCGGTTCAATCGTAAATTGCTGTGGATTGTGTCTCGGTTTTCTACGCAGATAATAAATACCCGTTTTCAATCCGCTCTTCCAAGAATAAAAATGCATCGAGGTCAATGTATTGTAATTTGGATCCTCTAACCATAAATTCAAACTTTGGCTTTGACAAACAAACGCACCACGATCTGCAGACAAATCAATCAAATGTTTCATCGGCATTTCCCAGACTATTTTGTATTTGTTTCGCATATGTTCCGACACCATGGACAATTGTTGAATACTTCCCTTATTGGCTATGATATTGTTTTTGATATTCTCATTCCATAATCCCAATTCAATCAATTCTCTCACTAAATATTTGTTTACAACCACAAATTCACCTGCCAATGTTCTACGACTATAAATATTGCTTGTCAAGGGTTCAAAACATTCATTGTATCCCAATATTTGCGAGGTAGATGCCGTGGGCATGGGTGCAATCAACAACGAATTACGTATTCCTGCTGTTTGAATGGATTTTTTCAGCTTATTCCAATCATATCTATCGGGTGTGGGTTCCACATTCCACATATCATATTGCAAGATTCCTTGTGACACAGGTGACAATTCAAACGAACTATATGCACCCAAATGATCCTCTTTCAAATTCAATAATTCACCTATTAATGGTCTGTAATAATCAACAATAGTAATGACATGAGAATCAATCAACAAAAAATCTTCAAATCCGATACATTCATGTGGATCCTTTCGCTTTTCTCTCAACTCTTTCATATTCATATATCGAATCAAACTTTTCAATGCCTTTCCTCTATCTATTGCAAGTTCATTACTGCTTTCCAAAGCAGCGTGGTAAATGGTTTCAAAGATCATTTTGTTTGTTTTTCTGGCTTCGTCGCTTTGATACGCAATATCCATCATAATAAATGTATCCGCTAATCCTTGGATTCCGATACCAATGGGTCTATGTAAAAAATTACTGCGTTTTGTCTTTTCCGTAGGATAAAAATTATTGTCTATTATTTTATTCAAATTGTTTGTCACCACTTTAGCAACTTGATGCAGCTTTTCGTAATCAAATTGACGCGTTTGTTCATTCACAAATGCTGGAAGCGCAATACTCGCCAAATTGCATACTGCCGTTTCTTTTTCGTCTGAATACTGCATAATTTCACTGCATTGTGATGTTATTAAACCATTAAAAATACCAGTATGTCGTTTAGGTTCTGTAAAACAAAATGTATCATCAAAACGTCCTTTATTTTCAATTTTTACTATTTGAACCGATTCATGAATAGAATTATCAATATTTTTCCATTCAATCAAATTGTCACCTGAGTTTAAATCTTTGGCTTCAACTATTTTGATGTTATTATTATTATATCCCTCTTGAATATAAAATTTATGATAAGGAGTGCAATGTAATACACATCCATCACTTGTATGAACTTCAATCAATTCTTGATTTATACCTGTTTTACAAATAGTTACTTCACTAAACTCTTCTCCATTCCATACATTTACTTGTTTTCCTTCTAATGTTTGAATTTCCAAATGTCCTTTATCTGTTAATATCAACGTTTCAGGAGCAACACAAAGATTACTCGATTTTATGGTGCCAATGTTTTGTTGATTCGTTTTTTTATTCACTGCATCTTTATAACATAAATAAGGAGTTCCTGTTTCCATCTGTGCATCCAAAATTTTGAACCACAATTCGCGAGCCAAGATGGTCTTGCGATGTTTTCCTTCAGATTCGTATTTTTTATAAAGAGCTTCAAATTCTTCCCCATATACATCCGCCAATCCTGGACATTCTGCAGGACAGAAAAAAGACCACATTTTGTTTTCTTTTACACGCTCCATAAAAAGATCCGATACCCACAATGCATAAAACAAATCTCGTCCTTTGTTTTCTTCATCTCCCTGATTTTTCTTCATCTCTAGAAAATCTTCCATATCTGGATGCCACGTCTCCAAATAAATGGCAAAGGAACCATTGCGTTTGCCACCTTGGTCTATATACCTGGCCGTATTATTGAATACACGCAACATGGGAACCAATCCATTCGATGTTCCGTTGGTTCCTTGAATATGGGAACCTTTGCAACGAACATTGTGGATATGCAATCCAATCCCTCCAGACCATTTGGATATATGTGCACAATCTTTCAATGTGTTGAAAATACCATCAATACTATCATCCTCCATTGCCAACAAAAAACAAGAAGAATTTTGCGGTCTAGGTGTCCCCGCATTGAAAAGTGTGGGTGTAGCATGAGTGAAATATTTCTGCGACATCAAATCATAGGTTTCCTTGACTGATTGTAAATCGTATCCATGAATTCCAATGGCAACACGCATCCACATGTGTTGTGGTCTTTCCACTATTTTAGAACCCAATTTGAACAAATAGGAACGCTCCAATGTTTTGAAACCAAAATAGTCAATTAAATAATCACGACTATAATCAATCATGTTTTGGATTTCTTCTTGATTATCATCTACTATTTGCCAAAAATCAGTGGCTATCAAAGGCGCTTCTACACCTGTGCTTGCATTCTTATAATGAAATAAATCACTGACGATTTCATAAAAAGATGCATTTGTATTTTTTTGATGATTGGATACAACTATACGTCCTGCTAAAATTCCGTAATCTGGATGTTGTGTAGAAAGGGATGCACATTGTTCTGCAGTCAATTCGTCGATTTTGGTGGTTGGAATGCCATCATACAACTGGTCAATTACTTTCATCACTAAAGAAGAATAATTTATTTGAATATTCACTTCTTGACCAATTTTTTTGACACGATTTAAAATTTTGTCAAAGGACATGTCCTCTAATGAACCATTACGCTTTTGAACTCGCATTTCTAAAGTATTTTCCATCCTATTGGGTATATGGGTTGTTATATATTGTCATATAATTTTTATATCTTTTTTATAAAATAATATTATTTCAATACAAATTATATTATTGCTGTAGGTATTTTTTACTATTTATATATATATATATATATCCATTACACAAATGAAGTATTACTATGGACTGCTTTTTTTAATAATTATATTATCCGTCATTATCTTTTTTCCATATGTTCCTAGTTTACATCAACCATGCAATAAGGATTTGTATAACAAATATATCGAAAGATTTAGTAATTATAAATTGACCGATGCTGGACCTATTCCTAGCAGTGAAACGATGCCATTATTAGATAGTTTTCCTTTTGTAGGCAATCAAGTGAATGCTAATAACTATAGTGATATCTGGTGGCATTATCCTGTTTTTTCAGAACCTTCCTATAAGCAAATCACCAACAATTTGCGTTATAGAAACAATCCAGATGATGGCACCTGTATTCGTGCAGATTTTTGCAACAATACATTGTATGGAGATGTCAAAAATCAGTCTAATTATTCGACTCCTTTGCCTGTTGCACCTTTAATCACACCAGGATCTGTGCGTATTAATTATTATACAGCAGACCAGAATTTGTTCCTAGGTGGTCGTGCAGGTCCTGATTTACAAGCATTTGCCAACTAGACTTATAGTATGGTCGTCTTATTGGATAACTTGTCTATATGCAAGAAACAACCCGATCCTGATCTCTCTCTTCTCTCTAGATTTTCTATTTTATGAATGGGTGTATCTAATTTTACTACTATATTTGCATATGCATTTGCTTTTACATTTGCATTTGCGGTTGCTTTTACATTTGCTAAAAGACTTTTCTGTGAACGTTTGGGTTCCCTGTGTGAATACCCGCTTTCTCTCTCCTTTTCTATAATATTCCAAATGTCTTGCAATGTTGAAATATTGTCTGCAAACCATGTTTGATTACGCAATACAAGAACACAACTTATTTCATCCAATTTCCAATAAATGTTTTTGATCCAGGTTAATCCCTGTTGCATTTTTTCTTCTATTTGCATGTCTTGCCATTGATTGAATTCTTTGCAATTCATCGAGAGAGATTTGTATTCATAAACAGGATTTCCCTGTGGATTGGCAAAATAGAGAATAATGCCTTTTCTCTCGCCTTTTTCTGCTACAAAGAAATCTCCGTCTTCATGAAAAGCAGATTCATTCTCATACTCAACAAACCGGCATTCCAAAAAATCGGTTTCATCTAAATCACAGGTTTCCATCTGTAATTGCATCTGTATCCAATACTCTTTTTTGGGAATGCCATCAATCTCACGATTGACTATGTTTTTGATTTCCAACAATCTACCATATCTTGGTGAATCAGGACGATTGTTGATTCCATCTGGAGAAGCACCCAAAAATGAAGAGGTATCATGTTGAATACATCCCAATTCCAACAAGGTAGTTTCATACATTTCTTCATACAACATGGCAGAAATAGGTTCGTATTTTTGTCCATGATGCAATGATGAATTCACATTGGTAAAGGGTGATTTGTTGTTGTCTATT